TCAAATTCTTCTTCTAACTCTTGAGCTGTTTCAAGGACTTCGATAAGCTCTTCTTCTTCTAATACTAACATAGGTAATTCTTCCATCAAGACAGGCAAAGGTATAAATTCTTCTAAAAATTCTGGTTCTTCAAATGCTTGTTCCCATTGTTCAAACTCTTGTATTATATCTTCTATTTCTTCTATTGTTTCTTGTGGTATGACAGTAGAATCATAAGTCATGGTAAGTTTAGCACCTAATAAATTAGGACCACCTAAATTTACAGAACTACCTTCATCAACACCTTCCCATTCCCAATAGAACTGATTGCTACCTGTTCCAGAATAACTTACAGAATCTTCATATTTAAAAGCATTGTTACCATATCCAGCATCATTGTTTCTAGTTTGATTGACTATAGCTAAAGTATTTCCATTTTCATCTAATATCTTTACTGTTGTTGTATAACTGTCTTGCCCTGTTCTATGCTGACCACATTGATAAGCAGAACCAGTCCACTCACAGTTTTGTACTATTGTTGTAGAGTTAAGTGTTATTCCATTATTGAGTTGTTGTTGAGAAGCATAATCTGTAAGATCACCTGTATAATTTATAGAACCAGTTCCTGTAGTTTCTAACTCATTACCCCAATCTCTTACAGTTCCTACTACATTGAAACCATTTGTAGATACACTAGGTATTGTATTGTCTACATTTTGGTAAGGACTTGAGTTGCCTGTACCATTTGGTAAAAGATTGTCTGTTGTAATTATTTCAGCAGTTGCTGCCCAAGCTATTAACCAAGCAACTAGCAAGAAATAAAAACATCTAATCATCGTCCCCATATAAATTATACTCCGTTTCTATTGGAACAAATTCTGTTACTTTATCTATTTTTGCTCTACGTTTTAGTTTTCGAATATATTGGTCATAGTCTGGTCTTTCCACATCATATTTTTTCCATTGCACTTCTGCATCTTCACCTATTTTGCCTTCAAATGGACATGGTGTACCAGCGTGTTCCATAGCAGAGAATACTCTGTCATCTTGACAAAGAATGGCAATTGATGCAACTCTCATATTAAAATCGTACAGGAGCTTTGATAGTTTCATCCTCTCGCAATTCTCGTCAACAATATATGTTCCACCAGATACACCTATGCCCGTTAGTTGCATACCAGCTGACAATCCAACAATACATAGATCTTGTGAGTAACTACTCATGGATGGAGCCGTAGCTGTTCCGACTGGTATTTGCGAATTTTTTGTAGTATTGGTACTGTTGTTGTTGGTGGTATTAGTTTGTCCACCAGAGTATGAATTATTAGTAGTAGAAGTATAACCCCCAGATATAGAAGTGTTGCTACCACTACCACTATGTGTTTGATTTGAAGTTGAATTATCGGTAGCATTTACCCCAAACGTCAAGAATAAAACTAAAACAAATACCCATAAACTACTCCTCATTCCTTATTTTATTAAGTTCTTCAGCTAGAGAATCGTTCTCCTTGTTTTTCAATCTATACTTCCAATCTTCAATTTTTTTTGATTTCTTTTTTTCATGTTCTAAAATTTTTATTTTATCTTCTAAGTTAAGGACTTGCTGTTCTAGTTTTCCTACTTTACGCTTATTTAAATAATCTTGCAGAGCAGCAAATCCTTTACTTAACAAACTTGTTACTATAGAAGAAACAATTTTACTAATCATTAGTCTTTTTTCTCTTTAAGTAACATTGATACTAAAGCAGCAACAGAAGCTAATGCTGTGCTTATTGTTGTCCATTGATCTGAGCTAACACCGAAAGCAATAGCTAATGCTGATATACCTGCGTATGTTGATGGCTCTTTCAATCTATCTAATAATGTCCACATATTTCTAATCTCCTTTAAGTTTCTTGCCACGCACAAACACTAATTGGTATTGCACTATCTCCAGAGCTTGTAGTGTTTGCGTTTCTTCCTTTTAATTCTACCTTATTTGCATCAAGAGTGTAAAGAGTTACATTGAAGATGACATTGCTAGTTTGTCCAGCACCTGCTTTAAATCCCCAAGTAACCATATAATTACCTGAAAATGCATTTGTCCAATTAATTTGATACTTTCCAGAGCCTAAATCACCTACAGAACTGGTTAAAAAAGAATCAGCTATTGTTCTATCTGCTTCAAAACTAACCCATCTTCTTGGAATACCAGTATATTGTGGAGCACCTGTACTTTGACTAGCTACAGCAGTAAAGTTTTCTTGCAATGCGTTCATTTTACTGCTTGTTAATACTGCACCACTTGAAAATGTTAAATCAGTAAATCCCATTATTCGAATGCAATGAATACAACTTCATCAGGTGTAAATTCACTATCAGCTCCTTCATTAAATCCATGATGATACATAACAGCTCTATTTGAACTTTGCTCTGTAATTATTGTAGCAAAAACGTTTTGTGCATCTGTAGCTCCAAGTTTTGCATTTGCTAATATACCATAATGTTGAAATTGATTAGAATCAACTATACTTTGAGAAAATGTAAAAGAGTAAGCTATTGTATATTGACCATTAGTTCCTTTAGTAACAGACGAAACATTTTTGCTCCATCTTATTGTAGCATCAGATGCAAACTGTACCATGACTTTACCTCTACCTGTTTGTAAAGGACTGTCGCTTTCAAAAAAAGCCTGTGCTTTAAAATTAGATTGAACAGCAGACATTGCAGATGCTGTTAATGTATCTCCAAACTGAAATGTAAAATCTTGGAATGCCATTATCTACTCTCCCATGCCATTACAAATACTTGCTGAGGATTAGTTCCCTCTGTGTTATCTTCATCACTAAGTCTGGCATATACAGTCATACTAGATGCATCTTTAGTACTATTATTTAAATTGAAGTTTCTTCCAATTCTTCCATCTTTAGATACTGCTTGAAAATTAGTACAATAATTAGAAGAACTAAAAGTTTTGGACCAATTTATTAAGTATGTTGAATGTTGAGAATCTCCTGCAAATGTAACAGATGTAACATTTTTACCTGTTATAAGTTCTGCTTTAGTATTTGCAAAAAATGTAATATAAGCTTCGTTGATACCATCCATAGCTGGTGTATCTGATTGTTGTTGAGCTAGTGCTGTAAAATTACCTTGTATTTGATTCAACTGTGTTGATGTTAATTTAGAACCGAAAGCAAAATTTAAATTTGTAAATGCCATATATTTATGCTATCACAGAAATTGTATTGTTCAATGTACCTAAATCTGGATCATCAAGTTCAAAAACAGTAACATTTGATATTGCAATACCATGTCCAATTGATAGTTCAAAAGTCTGTGTATTGTTGTCAATATCAACAGTTTCACTAAGAATAGTGTAAGGTTGATCTGAAATACCTACTTCATCTAAATTAACAAACATAATATCACCAAGTTGTTGTTGTAGATATTTTATAGGTGTAGTAATAGATAGACTTACTTCTGGTTCTTTTCTTCTAAATACAATTCTATCTCCTAAATTATTTGCTCCTGCTGCATCAATATACCACATAGAATTTAAAGTTTTGGTTTTTTCAATTAGACCAAAAGAATTTATTGATGTTGCATTTTGTCTAACTACTGTAGACGCTGGTCCAACTACTTGATTAGATTGTACTGCAAATGAAACAGGTATTGAATATTGATTACACATATCATAAGCATCTGCTCTTGCATTAAATTTAATTACATCTGTGTCTGAAATAACAGCACTAAAACTGTTTATACCAACTAAATTTCTTCTAAAAACAATTTTATTATTTGCTTCAACATATATAGCAGCATCAGTTGTTTCTGCTATACCTTGTAAAGCTTGAACATAGTTCTGACCATGAGGGAAGAAAGCTTGTACTACAATTGACTCTGAACCTAGTGTATTTTTCCAATCAAGCCATGATTGGTAATCTATATCAGTATTAGCTGTAGATGTCGTGTTGTCTAATTTTGCTCCATATGAATTCGCAGTAAGTATTTCAAACGTTATATCAGCAGGATTGTAATTAGATCCTACAAATGGAGCACCTAAATTTGATGTAGTATCTGTAGAAACTTTTTTCTGTGCTAGTATATCTAATCTATCTCTGAATTGTAAAGTTGTTTGTGAATCTCCATAGTCAGCATTTATAAGCTCACCTTTACCAATACAAGCGAAATCAACATGAGATGGATTAAATTGATAACCAAAATTAAGCTCTCCTTCTTGTCTAAATTTTGTTCTGTTTTGTATAAATTCATTAAATAATTGTGAAGCATTTTCTACAATAACAGTAAATGGTTTTGATACTACATCTTTGTAACTTCTTTTTACTGGTAAATATTTTATTACTCTATCTGACATAATAGAGTTTACGAAAGTAAATTGTTTTACTATTGATCTAGGATTAGTAAGTGCTTGTTGTTCTAAAAAGAATGGTGTGAGTTCATGTCCAATACGGCATTCTGATCTTACAACTGTTGCTAAATCTATGGAACCAACTTCACTTGCAAAGTCAACACCAGTCATATTGATTGTTTCTGCTGAAGCAGCTATTGTAAAAGAGCCGACTGTTGTTTCAAAATCTACACCAG